GACATTGTCCGTGCGAGGAAGACTTGGCAGCAAAGAGGCAAATCACTCGTAGACGCCGCTGCCGCTGCCTGGCTTGAGTATAGACTGGGGTGGAAACCCCTCCTATACGAATTGCAAGGCATCGGCGAAGCGTATACTAAGGTGTATAATGCCTCGAAACCTGCTCGAGCAGTAGCCCGTGGTGGTGAAGAAATAACCTATAAAGGTGAAGAGCTTCACACCATCGTCCCTAGTGGGGTCTGTTTAATGCAGATCCGAAGGAACTCCGTCCACAAGACGAAGGTTTCATCCGGTGTGCTCTACGAGGTCTTTGAGACCAAGAATGAGCAGCTCAATCGCATGCTAGGTCTTGACCTAGGTGCGGTGCCAGCAGCACTGTGGGAAATTGTTCCTTTCTCGTTTGTCGTTGATCGCTTTCTAAGCGTGGGGTCTTGGCTTGAAGCCGCTGTCCCACGTCCTGGTCTGCGTGTTTTAGGTAATTGGACAACTACCGTTGATGGTCAAATCGATGACTATACTTGCATCGATGCCTACACGGGATTTGATCTTGATCACCTAACTCATCAGTCCGGCGGCTCGTGTACTGTCGAAAGACGGAACATGGATCGCGTTTGCAATCTCGACTTTCCCCTCCCACCCATCCCAATGAGCAATCCTCGGGATGTTACCTTCAACCAAACCGTCGACCACTTAGCTTTGCTAATGCAAGCCTTCAGTGGCGTCGGATTCACTCGAAAGTGAAATATGGGCCTGAAAGACATGTCCATCCTCACTGGGGCCACAGTTAGTGCCTCCAGTGGTTCTGCCAAAGTCTTCGCGGACGATGGCGTTACGGTACCTAACGGGGTCCACCTCGTTGTGCCCGCTACGGCTGATTTCCGGGTGCGCGAAAGCGCTACCTTCCGATATCGCCCTCCGACCTTGCTCTCAACGGGCCAGTACTCTCGGGACAAGAAGACGGCTTCACTGACCGTCCCAATGCTCCTTGATGATGGCACCTATGTGAACAACGTCATCCGGATTGAACGCGAAGTTCACCCGGAACTGGCCGCTGCAGATGCGGTGGATCTGAACAAACTGGCAGCTCAGCTGCTGTTTGATTCCGATACCGCCAACTTCTGGAGCGCTGGTTCGCTTACCTAACGGAAGTTAGATATGCTTACCAGGGGGGACCTCCCGGTCCTCTTGCGTAGCGTGGGCCGTGGGATAAAATCCACGGTTCAACTGGTGCGTTCTCTAAAGATCGTACTATTCTATACCCGTAAGACCATTCGGAGTATAAAATGGATCGTAACGACCATTCGATCGATGATCTAGCTTGGTCACTTGCTAGGTCTCTCCTCGAGGACTTCGAGCCCTTTGTCGATAGCGACTTCTATACGCGTATGCTTTGGGTAATCTCAAAGCGCAATATAGAACAACTCCGACGTATGGAATTCTCCCTCACTCCGTCAAGGCCGGTCTTAGAAACTAAGATTCGGTACCAACTTCTTAATTTATTTAAGAAGTACACTTTTTCGAAAGACGTCTACACTGAGATTCAGGTTCTTGAGGACTCCAAAAAGAAATTTTTGGATAATCAAGCTCGAATCAATTCCCTTAAAGTTCAAGAGGACTCGACCTTAAAGTCGATACTCTTTTCCGCGAGGGGCTATGTAGAAGACATTCTTGGTGATTTTTCCAAGTTTGACGTCTTAGAGAGAGCACGGTTTGGCAAGAAGTCATCCGTCGGGATTCCCATGCGCAAGGCCTGTGAAGGCGAGCGCTATGAGGCCCCAATAACGGGTTCAGATGATCACATACAGTGGTTCGACAAGCTTTACGCTTGTTGGAATAGACCAGCGTATAACTACGCCGTCGAAAGAGCAGTGAACCGTAAGGTTCCACTCACACTGCCTGTAGACATCCTCGAGGCCGTTCTTGTCAACAAGACCTGGAAATCTAAGAGGTTGATTATGCCTAATACAACTCTGGGTACTCTGTACTCAGGGGGCTTAGGCCGTCTCCTCGAAGATAAATTGCGCGCATATGGTTACGACATTAGATCGCTTCAAGCGACTCATGGAGAACTTGCGCGGTTCGGCTCCATCACGGGTTCTCTCGTGACGGCTGACCAATCGCTTGCATCAGACAATATAACCGTCTGGCTTGTCGATCGGATCTGTCCCGCACCATGGGCTTCTGCCCTGAAGTTCGGACGGATACGGAAAGTATCTTTCTATGGTTCCATTATCGAAACGGAAACGTTTTCGACGATGGGTATAGGATTTACCTTCCCTCTCCAGACTCTTGTTTTCCTGTCGTTACTGCTTGCAATCCGAGATCATGTCGGACTTAACGAGTCTAGCGTGATTTCTGTTTACGGCGACGATCTTATCTACCCCGTCGAAATGCATAGCCTTGTGCTAGACATTTTTGATAGGTTAGGTTTGAAAATCAACGTTGACAAAACGTTTGCAGATGGTTACTTCAGGGAGTCCTGCGGTCAAGACTATTACCGCGGCGTCGACATTCGTCCCTTCCTTTTTGGGGGGGATGACGATAGATCCTACGTCGGGAGACGTAGGTACGAAGCGCTCTTGTACAAGACCTTCAACGG